TAGTACTTCTAAGCCATTAGATGGGCTAAAATCGCCTCTTATGCCGTAAAAAAGCCTATACTTAGCTTTCTCTGCATAAAACTCCTTAACATAGATGGTTTTTTCGGTAATCTTGGACTCAAAAGACCTGGATTTGATACTATTTTGGCTAATGGTATCATTAATCACAAAGATATTAGAATCTTGTTTAATAGTGTCTGAATATGCCTTAACAGCCATGTAATCAGATAAAACCTTCACAGTATCGTGAATTACGGTAGTGTCTGTAGCTATAATCACAAAAGGGATAGAATCCCCTTTTATGTATCGATTTTTGTACGTTTTTGTGTACAAGGTATCATGCACCTCTTTAACTTTTTCGTAGTCTTTAAGATTGAACTCTTTTTGTTCGTTTATGCCATTAACTTGTCTATATGCCCAAACAGCCACAAAAGCTAAAAGTATAATCAGTAAGTAATCCTTAAGAGTTTTCATATTATTGATTTGAGCAAAGTCCAGTAGGGCTTATTGTTCCAGTTCCACTTGTTATAAATATTTGAGCTAATCCACCAGCAATAGCAGCACACTGATAGAATGAACCAGGTCCAGTTGTTGCGTAGCCGTATAATTGACCATCGTTACAATCTACATACTCTATAGAACCAGCAGTACTAAATGTAACAAGGTATCTTCCACAGTTGTTTGGATTGCTATAGCTATATGGTCCAGCTCCAGTAATAGTAACAGAATAAGATGCTACATCTTCTACTGGTCCGTTTAAGGTCAAAGAAGTAATATAGCCAAAGCCATAAACCACATTTTGAGATGGAGTTCCAATAGTAAATCTGATTGTAATTCTGGTTCTGTTTAAATGAGCATCCAGCATATCTTTATAATCGTAATCACCTATGCTTATTAAACCATCGCAAGTAACACTCCATTCAGCTATATCATTTTTATATTGCTTAAACCAATCAGAAGAATAAGATGTTACATCTACTTGATTTACCGTTACGTCAAAAGAACAGTTAGTAGAAGCAGCAAAGTTTGAGTAGCTTCCACCAGCTTCACGATATGATAAGATTAAATTAGTTCCTAATATAGCCATGATAATATTTTTAAGATATTGTATATCTTCCGCTTCCTTGTAACGTTATTCTATAAGTTGCTGTATTCTCTACTGGTCCAGTAGTATTGATAGAAGTAATGTTTGCAGTTCCAGTTATTATGTAAGATGGAGAAGTTCCAATGCTAAATTTAATTGTTATAGGATTCCTTGCTAACTGAGCATCTAACATTAACTTAATCTCATAATCTCCATTAGCAACAAAACCATCACAAGTAACTGTCCATGTTGAGACATCTGGTAATGAGTCTGTGAACCATGCAGAATAAGATGATGCAAAGTTTACTAAACTTGTAGAAGCATCAAAAGAGCAGTTTGTAGCTGCTCCGAATGGTATGTTAGTAGAACCATTATAATAATATAAAACAACATTAGTACCTAAGATAGCCATTACTTTATTTTTTATTCATACGTTATTGTTTCTGTAGAAGCATTATCCGTATTACTAATTTCTAATAATTGTATACTGTTTACTTGATTGATAGATGGAGTAACAGATAATCTGTTTGCCATAAACACCTTTCCGCTATAAGATAATGCACCAGGCATACTATCACTAATAGCATATTTAGCTTGTAAGTAAACTCCAACTGGTCCAGGAGCCTCTATTGCACCAAAATCACCTTCTAAAGTAGCTAAATTCTTATTGAATATGTTAGCATAAATTCTACATAATAGAATATTCAAGCTACTATATGTACCAGCCATACCATATCTATACCATCCAGTTAATTTAGCAGCACTACTATTATACAAAGTACCAACACTATTTGGCTGAGTAGTATCTGGGTAAGTAGCACCATAAGGTATATCAATAACCTTTTCTAAAGCTAAATTAGAACCTAAAGTTCTTTTAATCTTAACAGAAGAGAAAGAATCTGAACCTTGTCTTAATCTGAAGTTTCTAAATCTAAAATAACTATAGTTTAAATCTAACAAGAACCCAACCTTAGTATATCCGTAAATATAAGTTCCAGTACCAGCAGCAGTGATACCAAGTGGTATTGTTTTAGTATAAGCACCTCTTGGACTTGTTCCAATACCAGCTGTATTTTGTTCTGGAAGCTCAATATAAGATGCCGTAGTTGTCCAAGTATCATCACTCTTTAAATAATATGCTGTACCAGAAACATAAGTTATAATGTACATTTTACATCTTGCTAGGTTACCATATCCAGGAAGTGGACCAGCATAGTATAAATCATATTCAAAAGAAACTTCTGCTGGTTGATTAATCATGTAAGGTAAGTAAGCTGGAGTTCCAGAATTACCATCCATTTCAAATTGAACCGTTCCACCACCACCAACACTTGTACCAGCTTGTAATCTTATGTCATTATACTTATCATCTGTAATATCATATAACTGCATAAATCCAGCTCCAGTAGTTGATAAGGTAAATCCAGTAGGAGCAGTAGAAGTTGTAGTGTATTGTTTAAAGTCTCCGTTATTGATATAGTTATCTACAAACTCAAAATCAGTATTAATAGTTACTCTTGAATAACCTTTTCTAATAATCTTTGTCTGAGAGTTATCTATAAAGTGAACTTGATTAGCTGTATATCCGTAAACAACAATAGGAGTATATAAAGAAACATAACCAACTAAACTCACTGAAGAACCTATTTGATATTTAGTCGTATATAAGTTAGTTCCAGCCATTTCAGAAATAGGTAAAATATACCATATTCCTTCATATTGAAACAATCTTGAGCCAAATGACTTAACAATATTATCCAAAATAGTATAGTAATCTTTACCTACGAAATCTCTTCTATATTGATATGTTTGTGCTAATGGCTCATTAGTGCTTGTAACACCTCTATCTGACATTCCAGAAGCAAAATAAGATATACAAGAATAGAAATAAGTTGTAGTAGGATAAGCTATGTTATTTAAACAAAGATTAACTACATCTAATAACGATGTTAATGCGTTTGTATTTCCGTTTAATGAACTATATGTAATATATTTTAAATATGACAAGGCATCTACGCAAACAAATCTTGCCTCTAAATTACCAGTAGTAAATGGAATTTCTATATAATCATTAAAGATAAAACCTCTCCATTTAAGTAATTGTGTACTTGGTCCAGAAGTATATACTAACTCTACATAGTATTTTCTATCGTTTGAGTTTAGTAGGTCTGGAAAGTTATTAAAATCCGATGTTGTTGATAATAGGAAAGAAACATCTAACTGAGAAGAAATAATTCCACCAAGCGGGTCCTCTTGATTAGAGTTTGGGCTTAATGTGATATTAGTTAGTCTATAAGTAGTAAAACTACCAGAAAAACCATCTTCATATATGTTTACAATGGCAGAATTGCCATCTCTCATCTTTTCAGTCAGCGTATATCTTAATCCGTATGCCATTATGCTAAACTAATGTTTTGTCCTTTAATATTTGATGCCTTCTGTGCTCTGTTTACTGACAAAAGTAAGTCTTGTCCTCTTAATACAAAAGTTCCACCATTTCCACCACCCATCATATCTTTTAATTTGTCTAAAGGAGCAACTACCTCTGGATTAGAACTTGCACCTGGATATTCTCCCATTAATCCTAATGTTGGTCCAGAAATAATACCACCATTAGCAAATTTCTTAGTTCTATCTTTACTTAAAGTTGATTTAAGATAAGCACCAGCTGCGACAGCTGCAACACCAGCCGCTAAAGCTACTGGCCAAGATAATGGGTTTTTAAGTGCCTCAATAGCTGCTTTTTGTAACACAGCAAAACCAATTAATGCTTTACCTATTTGTGTTAAAGCATCCGCAAGTAACAATCCTAAAGCTTGAAAACCATCTACATCTTCACCAGCTAATGCCTTACCAATAGTTTCTCCAAGAGATACAAAAGCACTTTCTAAGAAGTCTCTAATTGTTGAATTAATCTTAAGTGCTGTAGCATCCCAAGTATCACCTAATCCTTTTAATTGAGCATTAAGCTTATCAAACATATTAAGATAAACTTGAGCTACAGCTGGGTCCATAGCGGTAGCAGCCAATACAGCTAATTTAGCCATATTCGCTTTTAATGACTCTTGTCTTTTCTTTAAGTTTGTTCTAAATAATTTTTGCTCTACATCAGATTGAGTTTTAACAAGGTCAGCTTGTTTTTTAGCAAAATTTACTGAAGCTTTTAATTCTTCTTCTCTATCCTTCTTTTTTTTATCAGCTAACTTTTTAGAGTTATCTAATAATTGTTCTTGCATTGCTTCATCTAATAAAACAATCTTATTAGCATATTCTCTATAAATACCTTCCTCTAAAGCAGCAGTTTGCTGTGCTGTATATCCAGCATTTTTCAATTTTTCTAATGCTAACTTCTTTTCAAGTTCAGCTAATTGCTTACTAACCTCATATTTTGCATAAGCATCATCTTCAACCATCTTAACCTCTTGCTTTTTAGCATCGATTAAGTTTTGTAATACTTGCTCATTAACTTTTTGTTGTTGCTTAATAGCGTTCTCCGCATCTTTAGGGTCAGCAAATGAACCAAGCTTTAACCCCTTTTTAGCCTCTTCAACTTGCTTTTTAAGTACATTCCATACCTTTTCAGCAGCTACAGCATTTTTACCAGCAGCTTGAATAGCGTCTTGCTGATTCTCCTTACCTCTTTTATTTAATTCCTCAACAGTTCCTATAGCAGCAGCACTAATATCTCCAAATACGTTAAACTGCATACTCCAGAACTTATCCCATGTTCCAACAAAATCTTCTGGCTTCTTAAATGCAGCAATCATCATGTTAGCTGACTCTTCTGCTACCTTAGCAGCTGCAGCATTAGCCATATTCAACTTGAATATAAAATCTACATATTTGTCTCCTTGATTAATTAAAGAGTCTTGTACCTCTTTAAACGTATTTAATCTACCAAGTGTCTTACCAATAGAGTCATTATAATCATCAACAGCTTTTTTCTCCTTCTCTCTGTTTCCAACAGCATCTTTTACTTGGTCATTAAGTAACATTACCTGAAGCTTAGCATCTGCATAAGACTTCTTAGCTGTATCTAATGATTCGTTAAATACTTTCTGTTTTCTATCTGAATCAGTAACAGTATTAAATAGATTGCCTATTTCCTTCTCAAACACAGTTACAATAGCAACTAAAGCAGAGAAAGCTAAGTAGATAGGGCCAGTAACAGCAGCGAAACTACCAAGCAAAGCTGGTAAGTTGTTCTGAATACCTCTAAAACCAAAAGGCAAGTCTTGCACAACTAATGCTAAACTTGTCCATTGTTTGTTTGATTCTTTTAAAGAACCTTGTCCACTATTTAAAGATTGATTAAGCTTATCATAGTTAGCTTTCATATCCACAATCTTCTTATCTGCTGGGTCTAATCCATTAGCTACTAAACGAATCATCTCTTTTTCAAGAGCAGCTAAATGCCTTTCTGTATTCTTTGCAGTCTCACCAAATATCTTGGTAGAAGCTTCAATCTTCTTTATGTTCTCGGTAAACCTATCTTCAGCGGTTATGACAATTTTAACACCTTCTTGATTAGCCATTATTCTTATGGTTTAATATTTTCATACTTTTTTAGAACTTCTTGTAACTCTTCGTTACTCATAATCCTTACATTCTTCTTTCTATTTCTCTTGTCGCAATCTAACTCAATTAATTCAGTTGGTTTAACCTTCTTACCTTTTGGTAGTTGAATATTGACAAGGATAGTAGTTTGCCATCTTGTTCTCACCCACTCTTGCTCCTCCTTGTGTCTATAACCATACCAAACAAAATCTAATTCAGCTATGGTCATATCCCAAAACAAATGGGGAAGTATTTGGCACTCCCCCATTGTATATCTTTCTATGTCAATCCACTCTAATTTTTTTTTACTTCACCACCTTCTGTTGATGTAGGGGCTGGTTGCTCTATTCCGCTATTCATGCTATCAGATAAGGCAGTCATTATCTCTTGAAATTGAGTTCCAGATATACCACCAATATCATCTATCCAGTCACATACATCAATTTCTTTAAAATCTGGGTTTCTGCCTTCCTTGTAAAAAGGATATTCAGCAGCAGACCTAACTAAATTAACGATTGCTTCTAAAGCATTTTCGCCACTTAAAGCTGTTCCAATTTCGGTAACTCCAATCTTTTGTAATTGACAGAATCTCTTTAGAGACCATGTGCAAAAACGCAGCGGTATTACCTTACCATCAGAAAGTGATAGGTTAAGTTGTCCTCTCATATATTTTGGTTTTTAGTTTATGCGTTGGTAGTCATCACTAATGCTCCAGTACCAGTGAATGATGCTGAGAATGTAGCTGGAGATTCCATATCACCAGTAAAGTCTAAAGACTCAACTGCTGCAGTTCCAGTCCAAATCTTGTCACCACTTACGAAAGTAGAGAAAGTCAAAGTAACATCAGTTCTTGAACTAATAGAAGAGAATAAATCTTCTACGTTCACACCAGCTGCCGCAGATTCGATTACTGCTAAACCATCTGTAGATACTGACCAAGAACGTACGCCTTGAATTTGTTGAGCCCATCCACCACTATCTTTTGTAGTAGCTTCTGGTAAGTCTGTAGATACTGATAAAGAGCAAGATGTAGAGTGAGCTACTGCCACACCACCAATCTTAACTACCAATAAAGTACCGTTAAATACGCCAGTTGTTGCCATTTTATTTGTTTTTTTATGTTATTTATGTTGTTTGAGTTACAAAGTGGTCTACCACAATAACTCTTCTAAAAATATAAGCCTCTTCTACAAAGTCAAAAGTAGCTTGGTTTGATACCATATTCCTTGTAACTATGTTAAAATCTGGAGAAGCATCTGGATAATCAGCTGGAGCAACTCCTATGATTTCCAATAAGCCATTAGCCCATTCATCTACTGACTTTTGTCCTACCTCTCCAGACTTAAATGTCCTATAAACAATGTCAAATTGGATGCTAACATCAAAGTTATAGCTTGTTTTATCGCTATTCTCTACTGATGTCTGTGAGCTTATCAACAAGAACGGAGGTTCTGCTCCGTCTGGAGCTATGGTATCATATACTGATAATTCATAACTCGCAGCTGTTATCTTGTCGAAATAAGCCTTTCGTATAGCATATCCGCAATCTTTCATTATCCTTCTACCTCTTCTTGTTTAGGAGCCGTTTCTTGCCCATTTTGAGCCTTATTTAGCTCACCAAAGAACTGAATCAATGGTAAACCGTATTTTGTAGGCATCTCTTGAAAAAAGGCATCTAATTGCTTGATTTGCTCTTCGTTTAGTTTTAATTCCATTTTGGTATATTTTTTACAAATTTAGGTAAAATTATTTAGCTTTCAATTCATCTATCTCAGCCTTTAACTCTTGGATTGCTTTTACTAAGTAAGGTATAATTATATCTGGCTGTATAGCTTGGTAATTATCACTTCCATCTTCATTAACAGCATCTTTTGCTCCAAATACCGCTTCTGGGATATATTGCTGTAACTCATGTGCTAAGAAACCAGCTTTTAATTGCTCCTTGCCACTTTCAATATCAGCTTTTAATTTGTAATTAACTGGATTTAATCCATTTACAATATCTAAAGAAGATTTTAATGGTACTATTTCATCTTTTAAACGATAGTCAGAACCAATTACAGTACCAGCAGATTTAATCTGTGTATTTACTACTAAATAAGTTCCATCATTATATAATTCACTAAAAACAGTGTTACCACCATTATAGTATCTTGTTATATTGCCATTGTAAATATAAATTCCATAACCAGAACCACCATTAAGCAATAAGTTATTTTTTATCGACACTTCTCCAACTGAACTAATACGCATTCTTTCAGTATTGCCAGTACCCATTACTATTGGTGCGTTATCAGTTGTACCAAATAATAATCCTAATCCATTATTTGTATCTATTGATGACCAACCAGCCCTTGTTACACCAAATAATGTTCCAGCTGCACTTGTTCCAAATACTCTTACTTGTGCTAAACTTCCTACATTATTTTCAGCATAAATACTTGGAACATCTGTTGAACTAGTCATTAAAGTTCTGATATTACCTCCAGTCTGTACAGTAGTTGAGAATGTAGCAGCACCACCACTTGCTAAAGTTAATGCTGTTGTACCATTTGGTTTAAATAAAATTGGTATAGCTGCATTTGACTCTAATACTACTTGACTATTAGAAGTAAATAAGGTACTGTATTTAACATCTCCAACTAAACCAGTAACAAATGAAGCTGAACCAGCACCAGCATTGATACTTAATGTTCTATCATTTGCACCAGCACCACCTTGTGGAGTAGTTGTATTAATTCCTATATTACCAGATGAGTTCATTCTCATAATAGTTGAACTACCATTCTTAAAATGGAATCCTTCACCATTAGTGTTGTTTAAAATAAAACCGTTAGCTGCACCAGAACCAGCATCGTATAATGTAGTATAAATACCATTATCTGCACGATAAAATATAGCATTGTTTCCGCTTCTAATTGTAACACTTCCATAAAATGTACCAGCACCAGCAGAAGATAATATAAATTTAGTGTTTAATGCGTTATCTGTAATATTAAATCCAGTAGCTGGCATCTGAAGGTATAATGTAGTATCTGATAATCTATTAGAAAATCCAGTATTACCAGCACCAAATAATGTACCTGCTGTAAAAATAATATTATTACTTGTAACCGCTCCGCTAAACGTAGCAGTAGTACCAGACAATGCAGAACTAAATGTTTTTAAACCAGTAATTGTTTCAGTTCCAGCTAAATGTACTACAGCATTATCTGCAGCTTTAGCGTTTAACTGAGTCTGAATAGCACTTGTTACACCACTTAAATATCCTAATTCAGTATCTGTAGTAGCAGATGAAACTAACTTACCGCTTGCATTTGAAGCAACTGCTCTTGATGCAGTTAAATCGGTAGTTAATACTGTTGAAATCGCACCAGTTAAATAAGCTGCTACTCTACCAGTTGTAAAATATTGATTTGTTCCTTCTGCAATATCAGAAGTTGTTAAAACAACATTACCAGATTGACTATTTACAGTTAATACTGGGAAGTTAATATTTGTATTAGATGCACTTGTAATTCTACCTTTAGCATCTATATTTAACGTAGGCACTGCAGTAGAAGTTCCATAAGTTGTAGCTGTAACTCCAGTGTTAGCTAAAGTTAAAGCAGCAGTAGCGTTTGCACTACCATCAAAACTTACTGACCATGCAGCATCTCCAGTTGCAGATATTGTTCTTGCAGTTGAAAGTACATTTGCAGCGTTTGCTGTACCAGCTAAGTTACCTTCTACATTAGCAACCAATGTTGCAACAGTATATCCAGTTCCAGTAGTGTCTACTACGTTTGTAGGTTCATCTACTAATCCAGTAAACATTTTAAATTTACCAGCATCAGAAGCATCTCTGAACAATCCAGTAAACTCAACACGAGTTTGAGCTGAATCATAATATCTACCATAGTAACCAATATCTACAGCATCTGTAGTATTGTTATCGTTAGCAACCTCTAATAATGGGTCTTTAGAAGATATTGACTGAGTATTTACATAAGTAGCTGTACCATTGATAGTTAAGTTACCACTTACAACTACGTTGTTTGGGAAAGTAACATCATTTGTAAATCCAACGGTTGTAGTATTGCCAACAGTTGAAGTGGCAATCTGATTTGCGGTTCCATTGATAGTAGTTATACCTTGGTCAGTCCAAGTTGCTGTGATTGTGTTAGCATCTTGTTCTGTTAAGGTTAATGTTTTAGTGCTTGTGCCAGTTACTGCAGCAGAAACGATAGAACGATTGTAAGCTATATCATATTCTCCTAATTTAACTGTAGTAGGGATAGCATAACCAGAAGTTAAGCTTAACACACCACTACCAGAAGAATAGTCTAATCCAACAGCGTTCTCGCTAAATGCTGCTCTTGCACGAGCATCTGTATAATATAAGTTTGTGCCTTCCGCCAAATCTGTTGTAGATTTCGCTGAGAAAGCAGAATTAAATCTTGCTTGAGTATAGTAAAGGTTTGTACCCTCTGCTAAATCAGTTGTAGTCTTTGTACTGAATCTTGAATCAAATCTTGCGTTA